ATGATGAAGACTTTAAAGAGTTCATGGAAATCTCTGAAGCCACTGCACAAGTGTGTGGTATGAAACGACTCCTTGACGCTAAAAAGATTCTTGAACAAAATGTTGACGTGTTTCCTCCAGGTACACTAGACTGGGGTGTAAGTTATCTTATGCAATTTTTTACTGATGAATATCTTCGTGACTTCTTCCAATCCATGGGAATCGGCAAGGGTTCTTCCTGACAAACATATTGTCAAGATGCCTTTGGAAACTTGTCAGATGTTGGCTATTGTCTGCTCTGATAAGTGGGGTCATGGGTTTGGAACTCTACCTAAGGCTGATGGAACCCCCTACAAGACTGAGAAAGGTGCTTTTCGTAATCACCCCTGTACCATCTGGGCCAATGAGTTCGTGATGAACTGGCAGTGGCTCCTGTCTCATGGTCTGGCTCTCTGTGAAGAGTATAGAAACAGGTACGGCAAGACCCATACCTGTGAGAGTACTCTTCTTCATGCTAAGACCATTCTACCCACTGGAGACCCCACAGGGAGGTCTGGCAAAGAGACAACACCTTTCATCTTTGCTGGTCCTGATGAGTTTAAGTTGGATACTTCAATATCTATCTTTGATAAGTACAAGATGTATATTGGTTCTAAACCATGGGTAAAAGATAATTATCTCAGATTGCCCAATCGTAAACCTGAATGGATATGAAAACTACTTTGACAGTTAGTGATGATGGAATTCTAACCTTCACAGAAGAAATACTCCAGGAGACTGGATGGAAAGAAGGAGATATGTTAGAATTTATTGATAATGGTGATTCTTTTATTATGAGGAAAGTTGATGAGTCGGAATGAATTCGTGTGGGTCGAGAAATATCGTCCACAGACTATTGAAGAATGTATCCTCCCAGAGGCTACTAAAAAAACATTCAAGAACTTTCTAGAACAGGGTGAAGTTCCTAATCTTCTCCTTTCTGGTCCTCCTGGATGTGGTAAAACCACCGTGGCTAAAGCCCTTTGTAATGAACTAGGAGTAGATGTTTATGTCATCAACGGATCCGATGAAGGACGATTCATTGATACTGTCAGAAATAATGCGAAAAACTTCGCTTCGACCGTATCGCTTTCTTCAGATGCAAAACACAAAGTCATCATCATTGATGAGGCTGATAACACAACCCCAGATGTACAACTCGCCCTTAGGGCGTTTACAGAGGAGTTTATTGGCAACTGCAGATTCATCTTCACCTGTAACTACAAAAACAAAATCATCTCCCCCCTTCATTCTCGGTGTGCAGTCATCGACTTCTCAATCAAAGGAAAGGAGAAACAAGAACTTGCAGCAAAGTTCTTCAAACGTATCCAAGAAATCCTGGATACAGAAGGTGTTAAATATGATAACAAGGTCCTGGTAGAACTTATCCAGAAACATTTCCCTGATTGGAGACGTGTTCTGAATGAATGTCAGAGATACTCTGTTGGTGGTAGTATTGATACTGGTATCCTTGCAACCTTTAGTGATGTAAAAACTGATGATCTCTTTAAAAGTCTTAAGGAAAAGAACTTCTCTGAAGTTCGTAAGTGGGTCGTTCATAATCTGGACAATGATCCTAGTCTACTTCTCCGTCGTATTTACGATGGTTGTTATGGCTCCTTGGACGGTCCTGGGGTTGCTGCTGCTGTCCTCATTATTGCTAAGTATCAGTATCAAATTGGATTTGTCGCGGACCAGGAGATAAATCTTTTGGCCTGTTTGACTGAAATTATGGTGGAATGTGAATTTAAATGAGAGAGAAAATTAGAGCACAAGTGAAATCTAGATTCTATTATATTTTTTGGGGAATTGCTACAGTATCTGTAGTATTCGGACAAATTTATGTTGGAACTGGATATAGAGTCATGGCTGACTCAGTTACCAATTATGTGGAAGAAGTAAAATGAATGTAAAAGTAATTCGTATGAACACTGGTGAAGAAGTTATCTTCACCCTCATCAGTGAAGATGAGAAGTCGATTGAGATTGAAAACGCTCTCGTAGCAGTTCCTAATGCACAAGGTCAGGTTGGTTTCGGACCTTGGTCAGTTCTTCATAAGGAAGGAACAACACTCACTGTAGACAAACAGTTTATTGTATATTATTGTGATGCGAGAGATGATGTTGTAGATAATTACTCTAATCTATTCTCACCTATCAAAACACCTACTAAAAAGTTGATCTTATGACAGAATTGAAGGACTGGTTGAATTCAATTAATTTCACAAAGAACAATCTAATAGAAGAGGATGAATCACTTAAAAAAGATTATCCTCCCTTTATTGTCAATAAGTGTTTGTCAGGTCACTTAGATTGTATCCTCTTTGCTAACGAAATGAACAAGTATCATTTCTTAGATAAAGATATGCAATATAATTTTTATATAAATATTCTGAGAAAGAAGAAAAGGTTTTCTCCTTGGATTCGAAAAGATAAGATCACAGATCTTGAATATGTTAAACAATACTATGGTTATAGTAACGAGAAGGCATCTCAGGCATTGAAAATTTTATCTAATGAACAGATTGAATTTATTAAAAAACGACTTGACACTGGTGGAAAAAAATGAATCAAACCTCTGAACCTCAGGTTAATTGGTCTCAGGATAAGATGATTGAGGTCAGATTAAATGAACCTGATGACTTTCTTAAAGTGAGAGAAACCCTTACAAGGATTGGTGTAGCTTCTAGAAAAGAAAAGAAACTTTACCAATCTTGTCATATTTTGCATAAGCAAGGTAAATACTATATCGTACACTTCAAGGAGTTATTCGCTCTTGATGGTAAATACGCTAACCTTACTATTAATGATGTTCAGCGTAGGAACCGTATTACTCGTCTTCTTGTTGATTGGGGTCTAATTCAGGTTGTCAAAGATGATTTGATTTTTGATATTGCTCCTCTAAATCAAATCAAAGTTCTTCCTTATAGAGATAAAAGTGAATGGATTTTAGAACAGAAGTATAATATTGGTAAGAAGAGTAGTAAAACTCAAGAAACAGAATGATATCAGACCCCTTGACAGGGGTCTTTTTTATGCTATAATATCTAAGTCAACCTCCCACAACCTCCTTTTGGTTAGTGGTTTTTCGTATTTATATTGAGGTAATTTATGACTGTTAAAAGAAGTGATGGGACTACTGTGCCCTTCCTACCCATTAAAGAAAGTGGAGATATTGGCTCATATTGGATGCCTTATGATGATTATGCTGCTCTTCCTGAAGTATTCTGTCAACGGAACACAGAAGGTCGTCTAAGTAAAGCAATAAAACATCTTTCTAAACTTCTCCCTGAACATTGTGTTGTTTTTGTTGCTAAACTGACTGAAAAAGATGAACTTTTCGGAAAGAAATATCCTGCTGGATGTCGTTGGAGAATTGATTCTAATACTCGGGCATTGAACTGGGCTCGAGGTGGAACTGATTGTATTCCCAAAGACTTGCTTGTAATTGAGTTTTCTTTTTCTTCATGTGAAAGAATTCGTCAATCTTATAACACCTTTGATTCTCCTGATAGTGTAGAAAGAAATCAAGAAAAACTATATGGTATTCTATCGGGAATGTATCGTTATGTTCCCAAGTCCGAGAAACTAATCAAAGGTCAAATTCTTTCTGGTCTTAATAAAGCATGTCATTTTTATTTTCCAGAGACTTGGAACCAGTATAATATTAAGACATCTGAAATGCCTGGTCAAGTTGGTGCTTTCTTAGAAGAAATTAAAAAATTCGATGACATTGCTACAAAAGCATCATCGTGGGATCAAGCACTTGTTTGTGCTGCCCTTATGGCACTTAAGAAATATGGAACTAATAATGATAATCTTATTGAAGCATTGAATTTTATCAATGATAGAGCTGCAGGATCTAGAAGAACGAAAGAATGGGACGGAATTACTCACATCATTTATGAGTGGGAGAATGGTAAAATGTTTCCAGACAAGACAACTATTTGGCATAAAGAAGGAGGATTGAATCGCACTGTTTCATATTGTCTATATTGGATTGACAAATATATGAAGGGTGAAACAGGCACTAAAGTTGGTAGGGACTGGGACAAAATTGCAATTAAGTATAAAGACCAAACAGTGTCTTCACTTAATCGTTTGCTTGTAATATCGTAAAACCGAATGAATCTAATCGTAATCATCTACATCTGCCTGTCAGTGGTAATAATGACCTCATACGGCATTTATCTTTCCTTTGGACCACCATCAAAGGAATTGGATGATACATTTGATGAGCACGATCACTAAATAATTCTGCGATCTTTCGTGCGGTCGCTTCAAAAGTCGGAAACCCACAGACCCCAGAAGTGCTTGACACTCCTGGGGTTTTCCTATATAGTGTGAGTATGAAAACTCGCATCGCACTGCACTGCGAGGTTTAACAAAAGCAATATTGCAAAGATTCTTATGACTTACGAAATTCCTATTCAAGGTCCTCACAAAATTCCTGGTTTTAACGGAGTTGGTGAAATCAATCTTGAAGATTATTTGAGCAGCAACGTTCAACCACCCGATATCAAGAGTGGTACATTTTCTCACGTTGGGGTCCTTGACCTTGATACTATTGATGAAAATGATGACAAGTGGTTGAATATTGGTATTCGAGAAGAAGGTAATACCGAAGAACGCAATGAGTCGTTCATGAACAGTTATGAGATTCGCGGATGGAGGACCACGTATGTTCCCCCTATTCTTAGTATAGACGGTCAACCCCGTGATGGCCGTGGTCGCATCATTTCCGCCAAACGACGTGGTGAACGATATATCCCTGTTTATTACTATGTAATTGAGGATGATTCTGAAAAGAGTCGCGTCACAGATGGATTGACTGAAAACCTTCGTCATGATCCTGCTTTCCGTGCGACTAGAGAGTCTGTGATTGTCGGTTGTCTTTATCTCATCAGGAAAGGCGAGATGAGGTTAACTAAAACTGAGATTCTGGATTATCTGCATAGGGAACTTCACATCGAGAAAATTTTCAGCAAGGATAACGTCACCAAGATTCTTAATGCAGTCTTAAGCCGTGGTGAAGGTGGTGGTGACCCTCTCGTTCTGGTAAAGACTCGTAGGCAATGGGAAGCTTTCTGTGAAAAAGTAGGTAAGAAGATTGACAACAAGAAAGTATTTTTATTCTCTGCTGATAATTTGACTTATGTACAGCGCGCTTGGTGTCAGCACATTCTTCCTGCTATAGTGAAGAACGATGCTCCTATTGAGATCATTCTTTTTACCGGTAACCATATTCCTAAAGACGCACGTGAGAATATCAAAAGTTTCCAAACTAGCATGGAATATTTTCTTGATTCCTCTTATCTAATGGTTGAAAAGGACTACGCTCCTGGTTGGACGATGGGAGAACTGAAACTTCCCGTTAAGTCCGTTCCTTATAAGATTTTGGGTTGTGTACCTCAAGTTATTGGTAAGCATGATTCTTATTATAAAGGAAATCGTTTCGTGAAGATTGAAGATTATTGATGATAACCGAATAAAAAATTACGGGGTTCCACACCCCGTTTTTTTGTATATGTTGTATAATTAGTATGTAAGAGGAGGGAACCTACGGGTTCCCCTTTTACGCCAGGTCGCCTTCGGGGACCACACAACACACTCTCGCTTTAAAAGGAGAAGTCAAATGACACTATCAAAATATAACGCTGCTAATTTGGATCAGTTGATGGACCGAATTGCAAAAAATTCAATCGGAATGGATGAATACTTTGAGAGAGTATTTAACTGTTCTGCAAATAATTATCCTCCATATAATGTTATTCAACTAAATAGTCATGAAACTAGGTTAGAGATTGCTTTAGCTGGATTTAAGAAGGAGGAGGTAAGTGCTTTCACCGAGCATGGAAAACTTTTTATCAAAGGGGAACGAGAAGTTAAAGATCAGGTCGGGACATTTATCCACCAGGGACTGGCTCAAAGAAACTTTGAGCGATCCTGGACCTTATCTGAAGATACAGAAGTCACCAACGTCGTATTTGAAGACGGACTTCTATCAGTAACCCTTACAAAAGTTGTTCCAGAACATCATCAGAAACGATTCTACCTTGGAGGATCTGACGAACAATAAATAATGGTGGCTACCCTTTAAAATATAGTCGCCGCAGAGGGGCACTGGCAAAAACCAGTGACAACCCCTCTTTTTTATGTGAATAAATATTCTCAATAGGGATATATTTCTTTATGCTGTCAACACAGTACAGACTAAAACTTGAATTTATTTGTAAGTGTATTGCAAATGGAGAGGAAGTTAAACTAGATGATATGGTCTGGGCCCAAAAACTTGCTAAGGCAAATACATCTGCCAATGAGATGTTGAAGATGGCTCGTCGTCAACATTCTCAAAATATTGAGGAAGGTAGTATGGATGATTTTATGAATAGGATGGGACTAGGTGATCCCGATCCATCCAATCATAAGAAGGGATTTGATAGTGCCGATGATATTAAGAATTGGTTTCAACAAGATAAACCTGATGACTGGAGGCAACGTGACTGACCTTTTTAAAATTTCTAATGTAGAAGCACCTACAGAAGGTGAGGTTGATAAGTGGGGGTTTACAATTAAACCCACTATCAGTGACAATGAATTGATTCGTAGATGTTTACGAAACGCTCCATGTGGATCTGACAAAAAACAGGTAGAAAAATTAATTAAACATTTGGGAGAAGAATAATGCAAGCAGTACTTTACTCAAATGGTAATCAGGAATCTGAAAGAGCCAGAACTCTTTTGGAATCTTTGAATGCTGAAATCTTAGAATACAAACTCAATAACCATTTCACTCAAAGATCATTTGAATCTGAGTTTGGAGAAAAAGCGGAGTATCCTCAGGTATCAATTGGATATCAACATATTGGTAGTCTTAAAGATACTCTACATTTCCTTGGAGAAAGTGGGATGCTTGTGGTATAATATGGAGAAGTATACTAGTGTCATGAGCTCAAACAAATATACAAAGACTGGTAAAAAAGGTAGGTCTGAAGAATGGTCTTGGGAAGAAACTCCCGAAACTCTGAAAGCCTTAGAAGAATATAGAAAACTTGTAAAAGAAAGACAGGAGAAGTTAAATCAATGACAATTAAACTTGTAATGTTAAAATCTGGCGAAGATGTTATAGCAGACATTAAAGAAATGACTGTTCCTGGATCTGACGGCGAAGATAAGGTAGTTGGATACTTTTTTGGATTTCCTTGTAGAGTAAAACTTTTTGGTGATGTTTCTTCTTCTGAATCATCAAATCAAAATCCACTCAAATTGCAATTAATCCCTTGGAATCCTCTTTCAGAGGATGAGTATATTCCTGTTGTAGCTGACTGGGTGATTGGTATGGTTGAACCAATTCAAAAATTAAAAGAAACTTA